GGGGTGGGCGGGGTGGTGGTGGGGGGCGGGGTCGGGGGCGTGGGCGGGGTCGGTGTCGGGGTCGCGGTCGGGGTCGTGGTCGCGGTCGCGGTCGTGGTCGCTATGAGGATCTATATCCCCACCTATCAGAGATCTCATCTACTCGACGGAGGAACTCTGAGATGGACCCCTCCAAGTCTTCGAGAGCACACGGTCCTGGTCGTAAGAGAGGAGGAGTTCGATCTCTACTCTAAGCATCTCAGAGGTACTGGGGTCAAGTTCCTCACCCTGTACGACGTGACAGGTATCGCCGATACTCGCCAGCGGATAGGTCACTTCGCGCTAGAGTGCGGCGAGGATAGCTTCTGCATGATGGATGACGACTTGATCTTCTCCGTGCGAAAGGAGGAGTACTACCTCAATCTTCGGCCGCAGAGCTACGAGGACTTCGAGCAGATGATCAGCGCGATGCGAGAGTATCTCGCTGAGTATGCTCAGGTCGGTATCTCGCTACGTCAGGGCAACAACTCCGGAGGCGTCGGCCCCTCCCCGCTACTCCAGGAGAACGGGAGGGCTATCAGGTGCGTGGCCTTCAGGACGGCGGAGTTCAACGCCTGCGAGCACGGGCGAGTAAGAGTAATGGAGGACATGGATGTCACGCTGCAACTCCTCACGAAAGGTCACAAGAACGCGATCCTCTACTGGTGGGCGAACGATCAGCAGCGAACTAATGCTCCTGGAGGCTGCTCGGTTTGGCGAACGCACGAGGTACATGCTGAGGCTGCTAGACGCATGGCCGATCTGTGGCCAGGAATCGTCACGCTTCGGCAGAAGGAAAATAAGACAGGAGGTGATTTTGGGACTCGCACCGAGGTCACGTGCCAGTGGAAGAAAGCTGCTCGGAGATGAAGACTACTCCTGAACAACAGCGTCTTATCCTAGCGAGATGCAGAGAGAGGTCCGGATGGAAGAGTCTAAAGCTGGAGGAGATATATCAGGTTCCGATAAAGTGCGGCGTTCTAAAGATCGAAAGAAGGAAGGGCAGACCTCCGCTACTCAGATGGCTCTAGAGATCAAGGGTCGCATCCGCGACATAGATCACAAGTGCTTCGAACTTCGCGCCGAGCAGCGCGGCCTCGAGGTTGCTCTTACGATAGTGGAGAGATATGGGATTCGATAAACTTCTCGCACCGACCCCAAGAAGGGTCGCGAATAAGGAGGGTATCTCAGCGAGTGTCGTCACACATAACGGAGCTCTGCGTCTTCAGCTCTACTTCACTAAGGCGATGGCCATGTCTGTCGAGGACAAGTGCAACGTTCATCTCGGCGACGGCAGCGACGTAGGCTCGCTGATGCTAGATTTTCGCGCCGACGGAGCGTTCGGCATCGTAAGAAGAGCGAACGGGCAGACTACTCTGAAGATGTTGGTTCCGGAGTGTGTACCCTCCGGCTACGAGCTGAGATCAGAGCCGTGTCACTGGAGCTGGCTCGACAAGACGCATCTGGTGGTGCGCCTCCCGATAGCAGAGTGGAAGAACCACGTGGAGAGTATATGAGTGCTAGATGGAGAGAAGCTAGGTCTTTCTTCGAGCAGTCGATCTTGCTTGAGACAGATGAGTGTATTCTCTGGCCTTACTCGATCACTAGAGATCATGGGATGGTTCGCATCGGTCGGTCGATGGTCTATGTTTCTGCAGAGGCTCTTCGCAGAAGAGTTGGACCGACGCCAGAGGGAAAACCTAACTCTCTTCATAGCTGTGCCAGCTCGTTATGCTTCAACTACAGACATCTCTATTGGGGAGATCAGTGGAATAATCATCAAGATCAAATTCGTGAAGGAACATTTACCACTAGATTTACTAAAGATGAGATTCACTGGATCAGACGTCAGCGATACCTCGGGGTGCCGAATGCTGTGATCGCATCTCATCTCAAAGTTCCACGAGAAACGATAAAGAATATCACGTCCGACTATAGATATAGTTGGATCCCAAAGATCGATCCTTCGACGAAGTTAGAGTATGAGGATATCCATGCCGTATAGACAGCCGCCTCCGTTCTCAGTGCAGATCGAACTATGCGAGGGATGCAACCTGAGGTGTCCGTTCTGCGGACTTCAGGGGATTAGGAAAGAAGGTCCTGATAAGAACTTTAAGTTCATGACTGAAGAGATTATACAGTCTCTCTTCAAACAGATGAGAGCTGCTCACTGGAATCCGAGGTGTGAATTTGCGATGCACGGTGATCCAACCATGCACCCAGACTATCATGGGATGATTGCACTCGCTCATCAAACATTCCCGAAGCTACAACTCATGATGACCAGCAACGGAGGAGGTCTGCTCCCGAACCCGTACGACAACATCATGAAGCTGTTCGACGCCGGACTCAATATCCTCGCTCTCGACGAGTACGAGGGGATCAAGATCGTCTCGAAGATTCGTCAGGCGACCGATGGTCTTCGCATGATGGGGATCGAGGTTCGCGAGTATCCCGCCGATCCGTGGGGAAATCCTCATAGGCGTATAGGGAAGCGGAGACTGGTGAGCCTCATGGTAGATCCCTCGATCAGTACAGCAGGGACTCACTCAACGCTGGTCAATCACTGCGGAGCGGCCTTTCCTAAGAATCAGAAGCAGGCCGGAAAGAGATGTCATCGCCCATTCCGGGAGATGAGCATAAGGTGGGACGGCAATGTCGCAATATGTTGTAACGATTGGAGAGGTGAGTTTAAAGTCGGGAATGTTGTCACCGACGGACTCGAATCTGTGTGGAATTCGGATATCTTTGACGCGGCCAGACGGAAGCTCTATAGAGGTGAGCGGGATTTTGGACCCTGTGACGGATGCGACGCAGTATCGTACAGAGTGGGTCTTCTCCCCGACCCTCTCGGCAAGGAGGAGATGGAACCAGTTGATGACGAAACTCGTGAGATTATTGGACGAGCTCTAGCTGGACCTTCGTACACGAAGCCAGTTCTCAGAGAGTGGGAGAAGTGATGTCGGACTGTGAGTGCTTGGAGACCAAGCACGACGAGACCATGAATCGCATCAACGAGACTGCCGAGATATTTTCGGCGGCCTTCATCGTTGCTATGGTGGAGGGTAGCTTCTGTGAGCATGCGTCGAAGATCGTTGCTGGGAAGGTCATGGCTGCCGTCGCCGCAAGAATCTGCATACAGAAGATGAGTCCTGCGGAGATAGAGAAGTACGAGGCGCACTTCATGATCCTCCCGGAGACGAGACAGATTCTAGAGACGATAGCGGCGCACGCTCGCCACGAGACTGAGGAGGTTGTCGGTGCTCGTAATTGAGGGAAGAAACGTCAATGATCTCTTCGCCAAGGGAGTCTACTATCTGAAGGAGTGGGGCGCTCGATCTCCATCCAGAGCCGGCGACGTCGTGGTACTAGACTCTCCGGTGATGTCAGTCTATCACAAGCCCTGCGAGCGAGTGCTGTTCGATCCGACGCGCGACGCCAATCCGTTCTTTCATCTGTTCGAGAGTATCTGGATGCTGGCGGGTCGTTCCGACGCGGAGTTCTTGAACCGCTTCGTCAAGGACTTCGGCGCGAGGTGCGCAGAGGAGGACGATATTCTCTGGGGAGCCTACGGTCACAGATGGCGCAGGCACTTCGAGATCGATCAGATCAACGTCTGCGTGAGTCAGCTACGAGCTAATCCGAAGGAGCGTCGCGTCGTCATCGCGATGTGGGATCCGCATATGGATCTCGGCGTATCCAAGAAGGATCTCCCCTGCAACACTCACATCTATCTGCGAGTCGTCAGAGACAAGCTCGACATGATGATTAACTGTCGCAGTAACGACATTCTGTGGGGAGCCTACGGAGCGAACGCAGTTCACTTCTCTGTTCTTCAAGAGGTGATGGCTGCCGGTATCGGAGTTCCGGTAGGTCTCCTGTACCAGAACTCGTGGAACTGGCACGCCTACACTCCAGTCCTCGACAAGCAGAATCCTAGAGGTACTGATCCGTACGAGGAAGCGCTCGTCAGACCGTCGCCGATGGTAGATCACTACGATACATTCTTCCAGGAGTGCGAGAGCTTCTGCCGAGGAGACGTGGAGATCACGTATCGCAACGAGTGGTTTCGTCACACGGCGTTCCCGATGCTCTCCGTTCATAAGACGTACAAGGTAGACGGAGCGGCGGCGGCGTTCCAGATGGCGCCGATCATCCACGCCCAGGACTGGCGACTCGCTGCCATCCAGTGGCTCGAGAGGAGAATTAGGTGAAAGTCGAAGACATCATGACGTCGGCGAGACTGGCTGGTCTCGTTAAGAGATATCACACTTGGCCGACCATCACGACGCAGTCGGTGGCCGAGCACTCGTGGCAGGTCTATCGCATCTACTACGAGATCTTCGGTCTAGTTCCTGAGACGACTGCATACTTCATCATAACTCACGACATGGGAGAGCTGGTCGCCGGAGATCTGCCGTATCCGATCAAGGCCGATAATCCCGCGCTGAAGAGCGAGATGGACTACATCGAGCTCCAGGCGATCGCGAGGATGGGATTTGCTCCTACGGAGATAGGTTCTGAGGAGGCTCTTCGCGTGAAGGTCTGCCACATGCTCGAGATGATGGAGTTCGGGCTGCACGAGAGTGCTCTCGGAAATCGGTACGGAATGGTCATAGCAGATAGGTGCGAGATTGCCGCGAGGAAGATGTGGCTACAATTCGACGACCCTGACCTCTCAGGTCGACTATATCAGCGAGTTGCAAGATCTCGGAGAACCCTTGCGTAGAAAGGTCATTCTAGAGTACCCTATACGTGTGTTGTCGGAATTCGACGACGACGAGTACGACGTTGTGGGATGCGTAGACGGCGTAGAGCGAGAGACGGAGAAGGCCGTCCAACTCCGAGTTCCCTCCTGGGGAGACGCAGTCGTCTGGTTCCCGCGATATCTGCTGCGTCTCGAAGACGACATAATCTACGCCGAGAGGCGCATCTACAAGGAGAAGAAGCGTGACCATTGCGATCGATAAGAGTATTCCGATTCCCCAGAACTCCAACAACTCGGAGTTCTCCGAGACCGTGAAGCAGATGGAGGTCGGAGACAGCGTGCTGCTGAAGACGCCGCGCGAGGCGAAGAGCTTCGCCCAGTGTCTCCGAAACCACGGCTTCAAGCAGGTGACTCGCCGGCTGTCGAACGGCCTCCGCGTCTGGAAGGGAGAGCCGCTTGTCAAGCCCGAACAATAGACAGGTTGGGGGCGATCATTATAGTTCGTCCTATCAGCACTGGGACTTCGTCGAGGACGTAGGGCTCGGCTATCTCGAGGCTCAGGCGACGCGATACGTCGCCCGCTGGCGCAAGAAGAATGGACTCGAGGACCTCCAGAAGGCCGACCACTATCTGGAGAAGCTGCTTCAGCGAGACAGATGTAATCGCGTCGAGTGGATCAGACTCGACGTCAAGCTGGCACTCTTCATCGAGGAAAATATTCCCATTAGAGCGGACGCAGTCTGCATCACCCTGATAGCGACGTGGCAGACTCCTAGCGAGATTCGCACAGCTCGCGACATCATCAGACAACTGATGCGATCAGCAGAGCAGAGATATCGCCCAGACGGCACGCCTCTGACCGACTCGAACAGGCACGCTCGGTAAGTGTATCAGCTTCCGCTCCTAAAGCCTGACTCGGACTGGAGGCCACCGTCAGACCTCCCGGACCTACGACGTCGGCCGCTGATAGCAGTCGACACGGAGGAGAGAGACGACGGTCTCGCCGCGGACCGTGGACCGGGGTGGGTTCACAGTCAGGGATACATCTGTGGCATCAGCATGGCCGCCGAGGGCATCTCGGTCTACGCGCCGATAGCGCACCCCGAGGGGGACTGTCTAGATGCCGATCGAGTCTTTCGCTGGTACGAGGACCATGTTCGGTCTGGCGTGCCGATGGTGTTTCACAACGCTCCTTACGATCTTGGCTGGCTCAGTGGTGAGCGCGGTCTTCCTATCCCTGCTAATATTCACGATAGTATGGCCGCTGCCTTCATGCTTGACGAGAATCAGCTGTCGTACAGTCTCGACTCTGTGTCGCGGCGGCTGGGCGTTCCTGGTAAGGATACTATCGCGCTGAGAGAGGCTGCTGAGATCTACCGAGGAGAGTCGCTCAAGGGGAAGAAGCTCAAGAAGCTGTCGGATCGCGACGTCAAGAAGATGATCTACAGGCTCCCGGCGAGGTACGTCGGTCCGTACGCCGAGCAGGACGCTGTCGCTACTCTGCAGAACATGCAGCGGATGCTCCCGCTTCTCGAAGCTCAAGAGCTCCTCGAAGCGTATCAGCTCGAGATCGATCTGATTCCGCTAGTTCTCGAGATGAAGAGGCGCGGCATTCGGATCAACCTCGACAAGGCCGAGCAGAAGAAGCAGAAGTTCTTCAAGGTGAGAGATGCTAGTCTCGCCTTACTGTCCGATAAACTAATGATAGGACGTGCTGTAGATATAAAGGATATCTCATCACGTATATTCTTAGAAAACGTATTCGACGTCCACAAGATACCTTTCCCGAGAACAGCGCCGACGGAGAAGTACGAGCGGGGACAGGCGTCGTTCGAGACTGAGTGGCTCGAGAAGATAGACCACTGGCTTCCACAGAACGTGGCGCGAGCTCTGAAGTTTCACAGCGCGGGCGACAAGTTCATCGGGAACTACATACAAGGATTCACCCACATGGGTCGGATCCACGCCGACGTACATCAGTTTCGCGACGAGGAGGGCGGTACTCGGACCTATCGGCTCTCGTACAGCGGTCCTCCTCTTCAGCAGATGCCAGTTCGCGACACAGAGATCGCAGGAGCTATCCGAGAAGCGTTCGAGCCTGAGGAGGGCGAGTACTGGTTCGCTCCGGACTACAGCCAGCAGGAGTATAGACTCATCGTTCACTTCTCCAACGTCTGCAAGATGGCAGGAGTAGAGAAGGCCGTCCAGATGTATTGTGATAATCCCGATACGGATTTTCACAACCTTGTAGTCGCACTAACGGGATTATCACGAAACAGAGCGAAGGACTGTAACTTCGCGAAGAGCTACGGAGCGGGGAAGGATAAATTCTCGCTGATGACCGGGCTGCCTGTGGAGGAGTGTGTCAGGATCATGAAGCAGTACGACGAGGAGATGCCCTTCGTCTCGCGCATGAACGAGTTCTGCGGACAGAGAGCATCGGCTAAAGGCTTCCTTAAGACTTTAGATGGTGCCAGAATCCGTTTCGATCGCTGGGAGCCGAAGTATCTCTCCAAGGAGGACAGAGCTAGGGGCTGGAGAGAGCGGCAGCCGATGGAGGCTTGCTCGAAGGAGGAGGCAGAGCGTCGCTGCGCCGACGAGAAGCACGTCTGGCACGGCGCGAGACTACGTCGGGCCTTCACGCACAAGGCGTTCAACGGACTGATACAGGGCTCGGCCGCTCGTCAGACTAAGATGGCGATGCGCGAGTGCTGGAGAGCTGGCATCGTGCCGATGATCCAGATGCACGACGAGCTAGGCATCTCGACGGCAGATCCATCATTAATCTCCAAAGTCGTGGGATTAATGAGAGACGTGGTGAAGCTCACGGTCCCCGTTAAGGTGGACGCAGAGTTCGGGCCATCGTGGGGTCAGGCCAAATATAAGGACTGGTCTAAGATGGTCCTCGAGTGTAGGGTAGGTTAATCGGAGGTAGTATGAAGAACGTTATGATCGACATCGAGACGATGGGGACGCATACGTCTAACTCGCTCATCCTAAGTGTCGGAGCGTGGGGATTCGATCTGAAGAAGGCTGGTCCTACGTTCAAAGAGGTGCCGTTTCTCAGAGTTCTCGCCCTAGAGCCGCAGATGCTCAAGGGAAGACAGATCGATCGACCGACGCAGGACTGGTGGGCTCAGCAGAGTCTAGAGGCTCGATCTCACTGGGAGTCAGCCAGCGAGAAGATCCATCCGATGTGTCTGAGGTCAGCTATCGCCGATTATCTTTCTGATCTGAGCAGTCCAGATACACTCATCTTGGCTAACGGAGTCGTCTTCGACATCGGTAATCTAGAGAATCTCTTCTCACTCTGGGGTGCATCTGCTCCGTGGAAGTATAACGTCGCGCGCGATGCTCGTACCATCTATCAGCTGACGAAGAAGCGTGCGATGCCCGACGACCCAACGTTCGTCGGCCACGATCCAATCGGAGACTGCAACAAGCAGATCTGGCGTCTCTGGGAGCACGCTCCGGAGGAGATGTTGTTTGAGTGAGGACGACGGTGGTCTACGATCTTTGTTTCGACAGAAGTTACCCGAGTTCCACTGGCAGAGCATCGAGACAGGGGGGACGGGCTTGGGGGTCCCGGACAGTAACTACTGTCATGACTCGGTGGACGCGTGGATCGAGTTCAAGCAGACAGAGGGCTTTGCAGTCACGCTACGACCGGAGCAGATCGGCTGGCTGGTTCGCAGAGCCGGAGCGGGAGGTCTCGTACATGTGGCTGTCAGACGATGGCACGACGGCGGAGAGAGGCGGGGCGATTCTGTTGACGACCTGTGGCTTCTCGCAGGAGCGGCTGCGGTCACCATCAAGAAGCAGGGTCTTCGTCGAGACGCTAGATACGTGGTCGGAGTTTGGACCGGAGGTCCCAGCCGATGGGCCTGGGATGAAGTGAGAAGACACCTGCTGAGGAGATAACATGGTCGACGACATTGCACTCTGGGTTGGCCGCGCCATCGTGTGGTACTTCATCGGAGTCTTTGGGCTAGTGTTGGTCTGTGCGCCAATGGGTGCGGCACGCGATCTGTTCATCAAGCCAGTCAAAAAGTAAGGAGCCGGGCATGGCGACAAAGGAATTTCACCCGTTCCAGCTTAACGCGAACGAGTTTGACCGGAACAATCCCGTATTGCCGTGGGAGGTCACGCTGCGCGCTTACGAGGTCTATTGCCATGTCTATGGTCCACAACCGGCGCTGGTCGATCTGGCTGGGCGTGGGTGCCGAGGCGGCTTTGGCGTCGGTGAGCTTATCGCTTTTCTGTACGCGCACTCTTTCCCGAAAGAGCAATGGGATGCGCGCGTGCAGGAAGCGTTCCAGAAACCACAAAAGGAAAAATAGGAGCATCGACGTGACGCGCGAGCAGATCATCCAAGAATGTATCGACGCGATCACCGCCGAGGGCGTCCGAGTGCGCGAGGGCTCGAACGAAAGCTGGCGGCAGGGTATGTTCTACGCGGCGGAAATCCTCCGCAAGATGAAGTCTGAGAAAGAAATAGGAGCAACAATGACAATATCATCTGAAACTTTCGCGCAGTGGCAGGAGTGGTCTAAGCGCGATGACTGGCACCAGCGATTTGTCGGCAGCGACATTCGCCAAATGCTTGGGGAGATCGAGCGGTCACGAACGGCGCTCAAATTCTGCGGCGACATGGCGGAGGAAGAATTGCCACACGCGAAGGTCGGGACTGGCGCAGAAGTAGTATTGCGCCATATCGTCCGGCGCGTGTCGGAAACAATTTAGGAGACCTGGGTGCGCGATCTAAAAACACCAGGGGACATTCTCAGACAGGCTCGCGCCGATACCAAGGCGTACATTGACCGGCTTGAGGCATCTGCCGCTCAACACGAACGCGAAGCGAAGCGCGAGCGGGGTATAGCGCAGGAAGAGGGATACCGCCATTGCCGCCTTGGTGCTTCAATTCAGGTTCTCGAAGGTGACGACGCGCCGATAGATTTTCCTGATGATCTGCAACCCGAACAGTCACATTGAGGAGCCGCGCCGTGCAGACATGGTGCAACAGGTCGATAGTCGGGTTTAGGACTGACCGCCTTTTAGTCAGTTTCCATTTCCGCATCTTCCACACCGGGGTCCAGCGGCGGCCACTTTCTCTGACTCTGGCGGCATGGCCGCTGGGAACATTCGAAATTTCTTTTTGGCAATAAGGGAGTGCCGGTGCTGAAAGTCGAATGCGACATGTGTGACGACGAACTCACGGAGCCCGGCGCACTCATGTTCGCACCTCCTAATGAGATGGGAGTGTGCCGCAAGCTGCATCTATGCCGGAAGTGCTGGAGCGCGATGATGGCCAGATGCTTCCACGTTCAAACGTCAAGAAAATAGGAGCATTTGCATGAGCGGACAACCTGAGCCGACAAAGATTGGTGAAGTCAGACAGTCGCTCATTCGTGAGGCGACTATAGAAGATCGTCTCAGTCAAATTTCTGCGGAAGCGAAGCAACTCAGCCAAGAGCGCGAGGCGCTTGTCAGGGAGTTGGGTGCCTTGCGTACTGCGCGATGGAAGATGATGACCAGCATGGATGTGACGGCATCGGGGAATTACGGCTATGAGCAACGGGTGAACGTGTTCCTGATGGAGTTGCTTAAGCCGACTATCGCACAAGGAGAGAATTGATGCCTTTAGACGAGACCCAGGAGCTGAAGTCGCCACCGTCGCGATTCGTTACGTGCTACGTGACCGCGAAGCGAATACACTCTGACATGATTCTCGATCTGCGGGACCACTGGCAGAAGATTCACTTCACCGCGCACTGGCCGGTCGTGCGTAATCTGCCGACGGAGCACAACCGTCCGGCTCGAGAGTGGATCGTCAACAACACCGACGACATCATCAGATCTGAAACTGTCTTGTGCTTCGCTCATCCCGCCGACGTACTGTGCGGATCCATCTTCGAGCTGGGGATCGCCTACGCGCACGGAAAGAGAATCTGGCTAGTCGGAGAGAACGAGGGCTACAAGGAGTGGAGGTTCGCTCCGAGGATCCGTAGAGCGGCTACTCTTGAAGTCGCTCTAACAGAGATCACTCGTTTGGCAGAGTATCAGTCCTGATGTGGACGTTCGTAATTATCGTCGTGATGGGATGGATCGTATGGTCAGAGCGCAGATACTGATAGCTGCCATCTTGATCGAGGTAGCGATCATGATCGCATGGGCGCGAGCTCTTAAGCCTCGTGGCTGGATCGAGTGGACCCTCTTTATCGCTTCGCCGATAGCTGGAACGGTCCTAGTGCTGGCGCGTAGATCTAATCTGTGTCAGGCGGGAAGGCAATTATCTCCGCAGTCGCTACGCGACGTTGAACCTCGGCCTTAGCCTGGATAGAAGAAAGGACCGCCTTCCTCATGTCAGACTCTAGCTGCTCGAGTTCCACCTCGGACCAGTCAGGTGTCGCCAACAGCTTCGCGTATCGAGTCCTGAGTTTACGAGCTATGAAGGCAGCCCTTTCAGACACAGTTAGAAGATAGAGATCACTTAGAAGCATGCTACATTCTCGACAAGACCACACCCAAGGAAGATTCAGAAACTTTCTTCCGTTTCGATGTTTATGTCTACCGCCTGGATATGAGCATAGTGGAGGCAAGTGATCATGGGTGCTGCCAAAAGATCCGCAATATGCACAGAGTTCTGTCATTTGACTTCCAGTATAGCATACAGCTACTTGGAAGCAAATTACGATAATTTGAGGCTTTTCCAGAAGGCGTACAGCCTCAAACCCATGTGGGCCGGTAGCATTCTGAGCGGGCAAAATGCGAGCCTGTACGACCCCGCTACGCGGCGGAACCTCGTAACCCCTTGTTTTAACTGGGCTTTTGTTCGGAAAAGGAGACCTAAATGTCACAGACAGGCACACCACAGATCACAGCGCAGGACGTTCTCGCTCAGCTACAGACCGATACCAAGGTGCTCGCACTGATGATCGCGAGCTTGCAGAATCCAGTGGCGCTGACTCTGAATAAGGATCCGACCTGGCCTCAGCTCCAGCAGACCAGCACCATTCTGCTGGCGGCGATGCAGAGATTCGTAGGATTCTTGGGGACGCAGATCCACTCGCAGGCGACGCCTACTCCAGCAGACATCAGCACGGCTGCCGGTCCAGTCTACGTGACTGATAGTCTCAGCAGAAACATCGTCTGTACTGGAGCCATCCCGGCTCAGGTCTACACGAGCCAACCTGTCGGAGTGTGGGTCTCACTTCCGGCGACGACGGACGGAGGTCAGGTGTACCAGAATCAGTCAGACGCTAGGGGTCAGACCCTGACTCTGTACAACTGCGTTCCTGGACTTCTGCAAGGGGCAGCGCCTCCGACGTCCTGAGGATCTCGTCGAAGACTTTCTTGTCCATCACGCCGACGCGAAACGTGCCTAGTGGCAGCAGTTCGAGCTCTACGCGCAGATCGTGAGCCTCGCCCTCAGCCATCCTCGTGGCCTTCATATCTCCGTTCTCGTCCTTCCAGATCGCGACCATGTAGTAGAGCTTCACAGGGCTGTCTCCAGGGCGAGTTTCAGCGCCGTGTCGATAACGAAGTTCTTAGCAGCGAGTTCTGTCGGGAATTGGTGCATGTTGAAGTACGACCTCGGCTTCTCGGCAAATAAACTATCTCTGCCACTATCATCAACAATCCAATGATCATCATTCTTCTGCGCGATCCTCCACACTCTATACTCTTGATCAAAGATAGATCGAATCTTCTCAACTTGTTCGTCGGTGACTACCATGTCTGATCCTCTACTTGGCGGCGGAACTCGATCTCGTGGACGCGAACGACTATGGCCGTCCAGTACGACGGCCTGAACTGACAGGTCACGGCGACCCTCCCCGGCACTGTCCGAGCTTGGATGAAGACTGTGCCGCTCTGATCACTGATCTGATACAGCGCGTCCTGAGGTACCGTGGGTCTGAAGATCTTGAGGATCATCACTCACCTATGTCGTCGATCTTGCCGGCGACGAACTCGTAGCCAGCCACGATACCGTAGATTATCGGGGCGGCTATGAATCCTATCAGCCATCCTATCGTAATCGGGATAAGGAGGACGTATCTCATGACTTGTTGATAATCTCGACTGTCTTACAGGCGAGGTTATACCACTCTGCGTCTGGGATGCTATCTGGACGCTGAAACACTCGTCTGTCGTCGCAGTCGACGACGTACTCCTGTTTGATCTTCCACGGCGTCTTGAGCTCGTTCTCCGGCAGGGCCTGAGGCTCGTGAGTGTCGGCCCAGCTCGCCGCGCTGCGGAGCATTCCTTCCGGGCGCGCTCGAGCGACCATCCGGAACTGCGAGGAGATGCTGCTGGCCCACGTGAAGTCCATGGCTGACTCCCACCACTTCTCACTCACGGTGAGAAACTCGCGAATGGTGTCCTCGTCTTTGAGTCTCGCCACCCACTCCGCGAGATACGTGCGAGCCAGAAACTCGTGACGCAGCGTGCGATCCTCGGTAAGATCCATGTCGCGAAGTATGTTCCAGGTGTAGCGCGACGGCTTGCCGAGCTCCAGCACTCTCATTCCTCGCCAGTAGAGATACTTGCTCTCGCCCGGAAACTGCTGTAGCTGAGAGTCCTCCTGAAGAGCCACGAGGTCTGGCGGCAGGAAGACTGTGTCGCGCTGCTCGTACGCTGCCTCGAAGTCGCTGTGCGCCACGAGGATAAGCGTCTTGCCTGTCTCACCGTCGATGTACGAGGCCGTAGTCTGCAGATGGATCGTGCGCCCGTTCTCGTCGCGAGTGTTGGCCTCGAGCTCGCGGAAGACCATCCACGGCTGCCAGTCGCGGCCGTACTCTGTCGTGAACGGCATCTCGTAGGTACGAGGCTTTCGCCAGCTCCACTTCTGCAAAACCATCTGGATTATGTCCACACTCTTCCCTCGGAAGTCTATCGACTTCTTCGTGAACTGGTACCTGTCCTTGCCGATCCAGACGACAGGATCGGCGCCCATGCGTACGAGCACGGCGATCGCGTACTTCAGACCTGTTCCAAACCGACCGATGGGATTGTGCGAGGCTGGCTTCGCAGTCAGTCCTCCTATGGTGAATGCTCTCGGGTCTATGAGACCCGGCGTCTCGAACACGATGGTCATGCAGTCCTCCTAGGTTAAGAGATGACGCTTGCCTCCGCCCAACTGCGGAGACAAGCTTATCTGGTTCGCGGCGCGCATTCCGGCGCGCGAGTGGAGAGTGGACAGGTCGGAGCCGCGCACTCTGGCAACTCCTAGCCTCAGCGCCTCTAGGTACTGCTTCGTCAGCAGAGACTCGGTAGTGTAGAGAGCGGGGAGGTTCCCAGGATTACCGTTGCGATAGATGATCTCGCCATGAGACTTCGCCAGCCTCATCTCGTTCAGCCGTACCGCGAGCCGCTCCCCGCATCCGCGCTCGAACGCGAGCCGCATTCCGCGCTGCGTGCGGACCTGAGACTCGGTCTCCTTGGAGTACGAGATCGCCAACCTCATCGACGTGTTGATGAGATAGTCCGCCATCTCTTTGGCGATGAAGACGTTGTGCGGACGTCCGACGATCACGACGCCGTCGCGCATCCTGTGACCCTCCTTGTCGTACCACTTGCGAAGGAAGATGTCGCAGAAGTACAGCATGGCGGCCGAGCGTATGATGCGCCGACGCCACGGATCGAGATACATCGTGTGCCACTCGGACTCGCTGATGTCTCCCTTCTCCTCCTCGGCGACGTCAGCCATCGAGAGATTGTGAGCTGCGAGCATCGCCGCCGCCTTCTCGGCGAACAAGGCTGCCTCAGCCTCGTTCTCGTTGCCCTCGGCCATCGCCAAGAGCTTTCTGATCTTATCTATCACGTGCATAGTCACCTCCATGCTGTGAGGTCACGAATCTTGTTGAGCGGCGTGCGCGGATCACACATCTCTCCGTCGACGGTGTGGCCTGATATCAGCGCCTTCCCGAGTATCAGGCCGGCGACTCCCTTGAACGAGAACATACCCAGTCGCGGCACGCACGGACGAGTCCTGTACTTCGCGTCGACGTACAGACCGTCGCCCTTGTGAAGCGACAGTCCCCGGCGCAGAATCTCGAACTCCGTACACTGGAGATATCCGTACAGCTCGGTCATAGTCTCGTTGTGACCGATCTCCAGAATGGTCTTCTCCATCGGATCTATCAGGTATGCTCTCACGGGCCCTCCGACATTATCTGAAGTTTAGCACGTTGTGAATCGCTGGGACAAGTAGGCCGAGCGTGTATCCGAGCCAGATCAACAGTAGGACGCGTACGATCTTCCAGTAGTTCCGAGGCTTCCTCTCGTGGTCGCTCGGAAGAGGATTCACGTAGACTATCTTACGGTGACGGTGTCTCAGAGGTCGGACCTCCATCCCTTGAATATCGGGAAGCGTGGAAGATCGTAGCCTCCCACCTTCTGGTACTTGTAGGTGAGGATCTTGCCGAGATAGAGGTCTTGATACTGCCAGATAGCTCTACGATCCTCCAACGTTAGGCCCTTGAAGGAGCCTATGCGAAACTCTGCACCGCTCTTCACATCTCTGACCTTAAGAGCTCCCAGCGTGTCCATCGGAACCATGTTCGCCGCGTGGTTCGTTCTTTCTGTCAGGCCATGAGCTCCGACAGTTTTGGGGTTCTGATTGCTGTAGAGCTCCTCGAATCCGACGACGCAGGCCTCCGCATCCTCGAAGCGCTTCAGCTTGATGAGCTTACCCTCGCGGCTAGTCGAGCGTCCGGCCTTGTAGGTTCCCTCAGGATCGCGGAGTATTACTCCCTCGTATCCCTTCTCGACGTATCCGCCCTCAACTCGCAGCAGCGTGTCCTCGTTCTCGACCCAGGTCTGCTCGACGAGCTTGAAGCGCGAGGAGTCTAGAGTCTTAATGCGATTAGATAATGTCCTCCTGCGCTCGTCATAAGTGCCGTCAGTCAGCAGGTCGAAGACCATATAGGTGAAGTCCGGCTCTCCGTGCTGCGACATGACGCCGCTGTCGGTGCGACGATACGCGTCCTCGGCAGTAGGATCACCAACCATCAGCTCGCCGTCGAAGAAGTCGAGACGGTACTGCGAGCAGATAAACTGTATGAACTGATTCGGGATCTTCCGCTCGTTGCGAGACCACAGACAGCCGTCGAGATGGACGGCTCTGATCCCGTCCAGCTTAGGCTGTACGAGCACCGGGTAGCGTATCAGCTTCTGGACGAACGGTCCGGCTAGCATCGGTCTCATTCTTTCCTCGGGTCCTCGAAGAAGATCATCCACGACTGCCACTCCAGCGTCAGGCGCTTGCGCTCCAGCTCGGCGGAGTCTTTGTCATTGAAGACCTTGCTCCACATTCGGAGGCTGCGCCTCGAGTCAACTCTGTAGACTATCGCGTACATTCGACGTACACGTCCTTTCTTGTCTTCTTCTCAGCGTGCTTGCGGAGAATCGCTCGTACTACGAGGCTTATCTGTCGCATTTTCGTCTGGTCGATCGGTGCGAGACGCAGACCGTTCTGGTGCTTGCCGTCGCGCTCTATCATAGAGGTAGTGGTATCTTCTATCCACTCTAAGGTCTTCCTCACGTGGAGGAGACTAACTCGTCTTGGCATACAGTTCTCCGCAGCAATTACGATACAGTGTAGCTCCGATGGACTGCTCAGTACAAGCCCTCCGACAGGCGGACGCGCTTGTAGAGGATCCACTCGTCCTTCAGATATCCTCGCTGGACTCCCGCGCGATAGATGTATCCTCCGATATACTGCACGACTTCCAGCTTACCGCGACTGAGAGGCGTTTCTCGCCGAGCGACGTAGAACTGTCTGTCCTTCAGAACGCGGATCTTTGTGTAGAGCTTGGCGGGCACGGGTGGGGCCTTTCTACGAGGTAGTAGACGCGTTCGAGAAGTCGTACAACCGTCGTGCGACGGCGGGTGGTGGTGTGGTAGCGGGGCGGTTTAGCGACGCTGTAGGAGCCTCCAAAACCGCGCGAGTAGTGTGGGCGGACTGATCTTGTCCGCGACGTACTGTAGCAGATGCTCGAAGGCCACGTCGTCGAGGTGACCATCGGTGAGGAGCGTGAGATCCTCGGCGAGTCTAGCTCGCTCGGCGGTCATCGGCTTCACGAGTCCTCCTTCTGATCTAGAGCGAAGTGCAGCAGAGAGCCGGGAGGGAACGGAGCCTGACCAGGCTCGCCGAACCAGTTCATGACCTCCCGCCAGTACTCGTCGCGAGTGTAGCCGATCGTACAGTCGCGGTGCAGCTTCCAGGAGGAGATCGTCTCCATACCTCTGTTGACCGTCGCTCTGTGGGCTGTGTCTAGATCGCCCTTTATCAGGAGTCTGATCATGGAAGGTAGGTGTCCCACTCCTGCTCGGTGATACCGGTCTTGATGAACTCGCGCTGACCTGGTGTCAGGTTCGGCATAGCGTTCTGGATCGGGACGCCGGAGCGCCACAGATTCATCTGATCCTCCGTCACAGGGATCTCCATCTCGTGTATCTTGCCCGTCAGCGAAGAGTTGCGCCGGATGATCATTCTATCGCCTCCTCGATGCTGCCGACGACGTTCTCGAGACTATCGACGACCTGATCTAGCTCGTCGGCAGCTGACTTCAGCGAGTTAGCAGCCTCATCGGCTCTCTCGCCTCGCTCGCCGGACTGCATGTTCTCTGGCATGTTCTCGTAGTACTCGCGCTCCTCGTCGCGAGCGGTCTCTACGATGTCCTTCGCCTCGTTTATGAGGCTGAGAGCTTTGTCGAGTTCCTTGCGACGCGCCTTGTTCCTATCCACCTCTCCTCGTTTGACTTCTTGTAGCCCCCCAGCGGACGAATGACCTGGTCACCGTCCCGATGATAGCAGCGAGGCTCGGCCTTGTGGATCTTCACCTCGACGTGGCCCGGCACGTTCTGGCAGGGGATGCCACTGACGACGTGGCAGCGGCAGTTCATGACGACGTCCATGTGTGTTCTCCTAGGTTGCTACGATATATGCTAGCTTGGACTGACGTCAACTTGCAACAGCTCGTGCTTGAGCTCAAGAAGTTCGGAGAACTTCCTGAGATCAGACTGGAAGCGGAAGCACCACAGCCTCATCGTAGGTCTGTCGGTGTTGAGAACGCCGACCGATACGAAGTCTGTACCGGGCATCTCGGCCTGAACCTTGCACGGATCGTACGGCAGAGTGACCATCGTGAACGGATAGTTAGGATCCTTCGACTTAATCCTCACGAGAACACCTCCAGATCCCTCTCCTCGCGCGTCGTGGCGAAGCGCATTCTCTCAGGGCTGACCTGCTCGAACGGACCAGCGGCCCCGAACTGAACGACGTATCGCCGTCTCGTCTCCTCGTAGAAGTACCGATTGACGAGACCCACTCGACCCTCGTCTACCACGACATAGTCGCCTCGGCGGTAGATGCAGATCATCCGACGCTCCACAGATAGAGCGTGTAGAAGATGCAGCAGAGCATCCAGACTAGTGAGAAGATCCAGAAGATAGTCGTCACCATGTCGACGAAGGCAGCCATCTTTCTCGTCGCTGGGCGCACTTCTGTCGTCTTGGAGAGCTTGACGGCAGCGGTCGCAGCGTTGATGACGCACCACAGCACGACCGACGCTGGGAGCTCGTGGGTCGCGAAGTGGATCATCTCTGTCTCCTTATCTGGTCGGCCAGAGGGTCGATCATCGTGCGGTAGACGTCGTGCTCGGCGAGTAAGAATAGGATTGTCTCAGTCCTACTCGGGCTCTCCTCCACGAAGAGCTTCGTCAGCGCATTGGAGAGCAGCGCGAGGCAGCAGATCACCTGCGACGTGGTCAGCTCTCCTGGATCGACGCCGATGTCGCGAGTGAACTGCTCTCTGGTGACGCTGTAGTTCTCAGCCATCGTGCTGACTAGCTGCTGAGCGAGGTAGCCGACGACCGCGTACGGAACGAGGCCCGGCTCAGCCTCGAGCTTCTCTCTGCTGTCGCGCAGCGACTCCTCGCGAGCGAAGCCAGGAGAGATCTTCAGCAGATCCTTGAAGTCGGTCATCTTCCCTCTACAGACTTGATTAGATCCTCAAGGGATCCGGAGTAGTCAGCGATGACCTCGGAGCCGTCCTCGGCGTTGCCGTAGATGAGGATCACAACGCTGTTGTAGTCACCCTTATGGACGTGGAGCTCCTCATAGTCTGTCGCGAACAGCTCCTTTACGATCTTATCGTAGTCCGAAGAGCGTCCGATCTCGGAACCGTCTCCGCCGTTGTAGACGGAGATCGTATATTCCTCGTCTAGCAGCTTGCGGACCAAGCGGCGAACTACTTCTTCCTCTTTAGCCGACATAGGACTCCTCTCGAGTTACGTTAAGTTCCTTATCTGCTGCTCGTAAGCTCTCGCCCACGCCGTATGACGCTCGGCGTCCCTCAAGTCTCCATCCTGACGAGCGAGACCCGCCATGTCCCAGTGCTGATCAGCCTTGCGGCGAAGTCTCACACGAGGATCGTCTGCGTTCACCATCTGAAGTCTCCACAGAATAGCTCTCTTCCAGGAAAGTCGGGAGGGAGCTGTCTGCTCTCACGAGCGATCTCTACGGCGTCGTAGCGACTCACGAAGCGGTCTCCACTCGCAACGAAGCCCATCTCGTCCTTCGTAGGATCGAACTTGAGCCGATAGTGGCTGATGACATCGGTGTGAGACTTAGCCTGATAGACGACGTACACGACGCCGTTCTTCTTGATCGCAACTCCAGTGATCATTCCGATGCCTCGATCAGATAGAAGCGGTCTTCCTTCATGTTGTAGATCGCCGACTTCGGTGATATTTTTCTTAGAATCCAAGCCTTGCGGATGTCCATGTGGCGGCATCTCGCTGGGCGAAGCGCCTGATAGCACTGACACTCATGATCTCCTACTATGTAGGAGCTCGTGAGTATTAGGTCCCCATTCACCGCCTTCTGCATCCGGCAGGTCTTGTCGTCGATCTTGTGGATGTAGTACTCTTCAACCTTTGCCATCTCTCTTCTTTCCTTCCTGGATGGTCTTGGCTACGAGATGTAAGACTAGGACGGTAGTCATCGCGGTCCACCATCTCCAGTCAGCGCCCGTGCGCTGAAACTCGTAAGCGGCCAGCAGATAGATCATCAGGGGTATCTGGTATCCTTTCTAGTAGAGGTAGCTTCGGCAGGTCGCGCTCCGCGATACGCCTCGGGTCACGATGACCGGCGGTCTTCGCGAGGCGGGCGAGTGCGTCTTGGAGTGGTCGCTTTATCATGACAACAGTGTACTCTAGACGGACGGCTTGTGACAATAGCTCATCCGATCGTGATGAAGCCTCTTCCCTCGTCCCACTTGAGGTCGCCGGAGGTTATGCCCGCGCTCAGGGCTTGGCTCACCGTCATTCCTTCGACGTAGCGGGCATAACGATCGTAGGACGCGGATCCCAGTTTCTTCGGGTTGGGAACGATGTTGGTGATGAGGCGGTCGTCGTCCGGCTTTGGAGGCTTAGGGCGACCAGGTCTGACGGGACCGACGTGCTTCGTTATCTTCCGAATATGCTGGATGGGGCGACCAGCGACCGTCTCGAGAATGTTGATCTCGGCGGGGAGCTGTGTGCGGAAGAGTGGTCGCAGGAGACTGCGATGATCCATGTTTGCCGACGAGATTAGTCTCATCAGCAGAGGGGTCGCCGGCTCGTTCTCCGGCGGGATGATCTTCAGGTGACGTCGCAGGAGAGTGCGCGCCTGGTCGTCGTTGAGGGTGGCGACTCTATCGAGCTGCGCTTGGCTGAGCATTCTCGTCCTCCAGATTGGCCCTGACGTAGTAGCGGATTATGAGGGGGGACAGCGGGGACGGACCATCTTCCGTCATGGCGATGAGTCCGTAGTAAGAGGTCGCCCACAGGAGGGGAGGGTATCCCTCCTTCTTCGCGTGCTCGTGGATGAGGTCGCGGCAGCGAGTGATGGGGGCGGCTTGGGTCAGCGTCTTTCGCTGCTCGCGGTTCAGCGCGACGGCGTCGTAGGTGATCGTCATGCGGTTGGGCCCTCCTAGCTTGTGGTAGAGTATAGGGCGGGCGGAGGGGCTGTGACAAGGTCTAAATGGTCGCCATGCACATCTTTGATTGGTGAGCTGACGATCCGACTACGCCGAGCGGACGCCAATCGGCAATATCTCTAATAGGGGAGTAATAATGGAAAAGCGTCGCGGGCGCTGGAGTTAGGAGGGTCGCTATTGGATTATTGGTCTTTACATACGCGCGGGCGCGCGCAACGGGCTGCGGAATTTTTTCGCGTTTGGGTGGCAATAAAGTAATATCGGCAATAGTCCTGGTCTAAGTGGTTGAAGCAGGAAGGTTTCTAGTTATTAGATTTGTATTGCCGATATTACATCTTGGTGTCTGCTCGGTAAAACGTACGACGCGGCGGGGAAGGTCGGGAGGTTTTCTCGTTTTTGGTCTCTCGTGTATGCGAATTAGACCCGAGTACTGAGACTGCACGTCAGCTATTGTCATCCACCCTCCTTCTGTGCTAGGCGGTTTGTTGAGTGAATCTGGGGACTCTCCGCATGATAGATCACGCGACTGCCGAGGTCGGTGTTCGCCGCGCGTTCCTGATAGAAGGACGAGAGAGCCGAGTCAAGGCTCCTAGATCGCTCGGCTTCGCGCAGATCAACTACGGTCGTCTGTTCGTTCGCGACTACTGGACTCTCTTCGCGATCGCGAGGGAGCTGGACTGCTCAGTGACCGATCTGGTCGAGCAGGATGATCACTGCAGATCCGGTCCAAGATGGAGTGAGATGATTCAGTCAGCAGAGGAGATACTGGACTGCGTCAGGACCCTCCCCGACCCTCCCCGCTCGCTCGTGGTGATGCGAGGTCGCGGAATCTCCTGGAGAAAGATTCAGTCTCTTCATCCTGATCGCGTGACTCATAGCATGAAGGACGACCACAGAAGAGGGACGGACACCCTCCTTCGTCTGGTTCACGATCATCTAAACTTTCTTGCGTCGGCCGAGAACTTTTTTGTTGTCAGGCGCGCGGAAGCCGCGTAGTATTCAGGCACGCTGAAAATCCCATCATCTTAGCTCCCGGGCGCTTCGAACTCTCGGGAGCGATTCTGTATTCGAGATGAAGGAGTCATCTCGAATGGATAAGCTCCGCCCTCGCCTATATCTGGCGATCTGACGAGACTTAGGGAGTGGGCACCCTCCTTTCTTACTTCTCGGGAAACACCCACATGTCAGCTCCGCCGACGTTGTAGTCAGCGGACGTGAAGTAGCACCCTCCTTCGCGGCACGTAAGCCACTGAGCGAATACGCTGCCGGGGAAGCTCTGTTCGCTGACCTGCGGACCTAGACTCTTGAGATAGGCCAGCATATCTTCAGTCTCGGGAAACCTGGGATCATCAGTCCCCATCGTGTAGCAGGCGTACCTGCGATCGCGAGGGAGCTTGGCGCAGACCTCGATCGCGTCCTCTAGAGCTCCGCCGTTGCTGGCTTCCTCGTCAGTCAGCGGAGTACCTGTCCCTCCTTCGCAGTAGCTATACGCGATCAGCGCAGCTACGGCTGGATGGTCCTCGTGATTGAATTGCTTGCGCATTGGTGATCCTCCTAGTTACCCTACAGTATAGCACCGACAGAATCGGCAAGTAAATAGCTCCTCGGAGGGAATTCTCGCGAGGAACTCTCGAGGAACTCCGCGGGAGACGAAGGATTCTCCTCGTAATCTCGCAGAATGAATGATTCTGTTCGATCACGCGAGCTCCGCCTTCGGCTCTATCTGCCGATCTGGTCAGTCGCTAGGGAATCTCCTAGTGCGGGAAGAAGGAAATCGCCCGGTGAATCGCTTCACCGAAGACGAGAGAGGAATAGATCGCTGCGCACGCCGCAAGAATCACGCCAAACTTTAGCATCGTTCACTCCTTCGCTTAACCGCGCGTCCTTCGCGGGCGCACGGGTAAGCGCCCGGCTTGCTGGGCCGGGCTAGGCTTACTTGGCGTCGTGGGCTGCCTGTAACTCCCGCGTGGCTGCCTCCACAAGGGTATCCACGGCTGTTGGCCCTTGTGCCAGCATAAGCACGCCCGGCTTGCCTTGGTAGTACAGCCCGTACAGGCCGCGCTTTGCCGTTGGGTGGGTGGGGCAGGTAACCGCGTGCACCATGTAGGGCAGCACGTAGTTAGCGCAGCACTGCGCGCCCTTGCGGTACGGGCCGTGGTGCGCCACGGCAACGCCGGTAAGCACGGCTACCACCGGCCCACAACGCCAAGCGCCAGCGGCAAGGCGTGGGTGGGGTGGGGCTGCATGTACCAGCGTAGGGCGCCACGGCACCGGGCGCTTGGTACGCGGGTTAGCTTGCCGCCGTTGGCAAGGTACAGCGCCACAACGGCGCTTAGGGGTGCACGGTTTGGCATGGTAGGCACCTTTGCTGCTAGGTTTAACTGCACCCCGCGCGGCTAGGCGCGGGGCACGGCAAAGCCTAGGCTATGCTAATAAACTTGTGGCGCACGTCCCACCGCAGGTCTGCGGCGGCTAGGCTGTACGGCTGGCCAATAGCCTTTACGGCTGCCTTGTAGGCGGCTACCGTCATGCCGTTTTTGTACAGGGCAAAGCGGGTGGCGCTGGCGCAAACTGCCTTGCCACCGGGCTTACCGTTTTGGTTAGGCACCAAAAGGGTAATTGTGCCGGGGGCCAGCTTGGCCGGGGTGGCGGCTGGAGTGGGCGCCTGTGTAGGCGCGGGCTTGGTGGTAGGCTGCATTGGGTGTTGCCTTTTTGCTACATGCCCCCTTGCCGTGCTTGGCTTGGGTAGCGTTGGTAAGGTAGGCTAGCATTGTGGCCAAATTGTGGCGCGCTAGGCTAGGCTAGGCTGTTTGTAGTTAAGCTTTTGTAACTTGTGCGCCACGTGGCACGAGCGCTGCATTGTGCAAGCTGCGTGCCAAGTTTAGCTATGCGCGCCGTGCATGGTTGCATATGCGCAAATGTCCAGCAACCTGCGGTTGTGAGAGCAATCAGTGCGAAAAATATGCCGACGACCTCCTAGCCGATCCACACTAAGGACCATGTACAATAGATGACCTTTCAGAGAGGACACGCCAGACCACAGGGATCCGGTCGTAAGCGCGGTCAGGGCAATAAGCTCACGGACGAGGTCAAGAAGCTCGCGCAGGAGCACTCCGAGAATGCTATCAAGCGTCTCTCAGAGATTATGGCGCAGAACGACGACCTCAGAGCAGCCGCGCTGGCCGCGAACTCTATGCTCGACAGAGCCTACGGCAAGCCTCAGGGCTCTCCCCAGGACGCCGCCGACACCAAGATCAAGATCGTCATCACCGGCGACGACGCCAAGCTATGAACTCCTTGCGACAGCTCCACGCCAAGCTGCTGAAGACTGTCACGGTCACCAGCGCGGAGCAGGATAAAGACGGCAAGTGGATCTGGCGCGACGAGACAGGAGATCCGTGGTTCTGGTCTCCTCATCCTTATCGTTACGAGTTTCACTACGTAGAGACCCTGGCCGAGGCCGACAGCATCTCGTTTCTCTGTCCCAAGTGCTTTCAAGCGAACGGCGGCCCGACCGGAACTCACGGAGTTCACGTCACGTTCGCAGGACGAAACGTCCCGGACGAGGCAGGTAGCAGAGATCATACCGGCAAGCCTTCCAGATGGAATGCCTCCGGCACCAACATAGACGACCTAGTCCTGACTCCGAGTATCTCGCTAGATGCGAGCCAGCCGCCGAACGTCGGCTGTCACTGGCACGGATTCGTAGGATCAAACGTCATCCCTCCCGGCCGCGCCGGGTAACAGAGGAGACTCGCATGAGCGACGACTACCAGACGCCGACCCCAGGCTCGAAGACCTGGTCCAAGGTCCAAGAGAATAACGACCAGGGACAGGGATCAGCCTTCAAGGGCTCCAGCAAGATGTTCCAGCCGAAGGTAAAGCTCGAGGAGTGGCCGCCTGACTCCAGGTCCAAGGCTCCTGGCGACGCCGCCTAGTGGATCTTCAGGATACTCTGGAGCCGAGGTACGAGGGCTTCGCCTTCGGAGTCGACAATCGGAGAATGGCTAGGGCTCTTCGCCAGTTCGCAGAGGATCTAGATTCCGGACGAGTCGCTCTTCAGCAGACGAAGCTGATAGAGAATGCTCGCAACGACGACTTCTTCCAGAAGATCTTGATCATCAGATTCGCTGAGCGATTCGGTGCTAGAGATCCAGAGCCTCAGACCATCGACGGATGACCTTCCAGCTCACCCAGAAGCAGATCGAGGGTAACAGACTTCTCGCCTCCCCGGCCTCCCACATTCTTCTGAGGGGCGGTTCCCGGTCCGGCAAGACGTTCCTCATCTGTCGCGCTATCGTCATTCGCGCCTTAAAAGCGCCTGGATCGTCCCACGCGATTCTTCGCTTTCGCTTCAATCACCTGAAGGAGAGCATCATCCGAGGCACGATGCCTAGCGTCATGTCTCTCTGCTTCCCGGAGATCCCGTACCAGACCAATCAGACGGACTGGTACACGACGCTTCCCGAGGACAGCAGAATTCTCTACGGGGGTCTAGACGACAAGGAGAGAACTGAGAAGATTCTTGGTCAGGAGCACTCCAGCATCTTTCTCAACGAGTGCTCTCAGATCGCGTATCAGGCGAGGAACAAGGCGGTCACTCGGCTCGCCCAGAACAAGGGTCTCCGCCTGAAGGCCTACTACGACGAGAACCCGCCGTCGGCGGCTCACTGGTCGTACAGAATGTTCATGCGTCGCCAAGAACCGACGAGTGGAATGCCGCTCCCGGTCCCCGACAACTACGCGACCATGCAGATGAATCCGAGACACAACGCGGCGAATCTCCCAGCGGAGTATCTCGCAGAGCTCGACGCTCTCCCAGAGCGTGAGCGTCGTAGGTTCCGGGACGGGGAGTTCCTCTCTGAGCTGCCGGGCGCTCTCTGGACCCTCGACTCTCTTGAGAAGAACAGAGTTACCCCGTCCCGAGTCCCTCCGCTGAAGCGAGTCGTGATCGCGATCGACCCTAGCGGAACGAGCGGCGACGAAGATAGCAGATCGGACGAAGTAGGCCTCGTAGCGGCTGGTCTCGGTTGCGACGACGAGGGCTACGTCCTAGACGATCGTACAGGCAACTACAGTCCGGAGGGCTGGGCCAGAGAGGCCCTGAAGATGTTCGACGAGTACGGTGCCGATCGCATCGTGGCTGAGAAGAACTTCGGGGGAGCTATGGTGGAGAACACGATTAGGACGGTTCGCAGGAACGCCCCTATTCGTGTGGTCACCGCCAGCCGAGGAAAGATCCAGCGCGCAGAACCTGTGAGCGCCCTCTACGAGAAGAACAAGATCCATCACGTCGGGATCTTCTCAGAGCTAGAGGACCAGATGCTCAGCTTCACCACCGGCGGATACGAGGGGTCCGGCTCACCGGACCACGCGGACGCGCTCGTCTGGGCCTTGACCGACCTATTCGTCCAGGTCGGCTCTGAGTTCAGCTTCGGTCACCTGTAGCTGATGACCACCACCTGTAGACTCTTGACAAGGGAGGAGTTCACCGCAGCCGAGGACCAGAGATTCGCTCTGGCGAAGAGCCGCAACGACGGACGAGGAGCCTCTCTCAAGGAGATTCTACCTCCTGGCTCGATGTGGTTCTGCTACTGGTATCTGGATCCCTCGAAGCCTGAGGACGTCGAGAGAGCGAAGAAGTATCTTGAGCAGAGCAAGCTGAAGAAGCTATCGTTCTACGCTCGCTTCTATCTCGAGACCTGGTCGCTCGTCAGGCCTCCTATCTCGGTGCTCTGTCCGTCCGGAAGCGAGTGGTGCGTCGATCAGGTCAGCAGCAACGGGGAGGGATGGCAGGTGACCGGCGATCCGCCAAGAATTACTTGTCAGCCGTCGATCGTTGTGCCAGGATACCACGGATTTCTGCGTGATGGCGTCTTCACTCCAAATATGTAGGACCAAAGATCGTGAAGATTCCTGCCCTGCTCCGGAGAGGAAGACGCCCCTCTGCCCCTACGAGGCAGACCGACATCTATCCTCGGCTGATGCAGATCGGTCAGGTCAGGATGGGCGAGCGCCCCGCCTGGAAGCCGACGCCGAGGAATATTCGCTACTTCTCTCGTACCCCACACGCGAGACGCGCGATCAACGCGATCAAGAACAGCATAGCTCAGCTCGACTGGGAGATCGTAGTCAAGCCCGGATATAAGATCAACTCCGAGCTGGAGCGCCAGATCGAGACAGTCTACAACTGCTTCACTCATCCTAACGAGGACGACAGCTTCGGCTCCTTCACAGAGCAGGTGATCGAGGACATGATGTGCGGCGCGGGTGCGATCGAGCAGGAGCTCGGTGGCGACCCCTCCCGTCCTCTCTGGCTCTGGCCCGTCGACGGACTGAGCATTCAGATCTTTCCCTTCTGGGAGGGTGGAGAGAACGAGGCGAGGTACTGCCAGGTTCTCGGCTACGGAAGTCCGGGAGGGGCCTACGACGCGGTTCATCTTCGTAATGATCAGCTGATCTACATCAAGCCGAACCCGAGCACCTCGGACCCCTTCGGTCTGGGTCCGCTCGAGGTCGCCTTTACCACGATCGGCCGCTTGCTGGGTGTCGAGGAGTACGCCGGGCTCGTGAGTTCTAACGCGAACCCCTCGACCGGACTGTGGCTCGGCAATATCGACGCTCAGACCTTGGGGACGTTCCGCACGTACTGGAGGAACGAGATCGAGGGTCAGGGCAGGATGCCCATCTTCGGAGGAGGAGACAAGGAGCCGTCGGAGCTGAACTTCAAGCCGGAGGGCGACAATGCTCTCTATCTGAAGTATCAGGAGATTCTGAAGGCGGAGATCGCCACCGCGTTCGACATCAGCCCGCAGAACCTCGGGCTCGAGCGCGACATCAATCGCAACACGGCGGAGGTCGCCGAGGATCGAGACATCGCGCAGGCGATCGGTCCGTGGGGTAAGAAGTACGCCGGTCAGCTGACAAGGGAGGCAATCCAAGGTAAACTTGGATTTTCTCACTTGGAGTTTCGCTTCAAGGGTCTCGATCGCGAGGACGAGAAGCAGGCGGCTGAGGTCTATCAGCTCGAGTATAAGAACAATGCGATCACTCCCAACGAGTATCGCGCTCTGAAGGGTCGTCCGCTCTCGAAGTCGAAGTGGGCGGACATGTGCAGCGCCGACATCGAGATCGCCGTCATGGCGGCTCGCGGCAGCAAGCTCATTCCTGAGGAAGACATCACGTCGTTCGACGAGAGACAGCCTCCGCAGCCGGCGACGGGGACTTCTGACCTGACGACTAAGGCGCCGAGCAAAGTAAGATCGACCTCGGAGCCGACAAGGCCCGCAACCTAGGAGAAACTGAGCTATGGCTAAGATTAGAGATAGGATCGAGCTAGTTACCCCGACTCGCACCGCTTGGAGCGATCGAGTCAAGATGGGACTTCTCCTCGGCGTCGCCGTCGGCGCAGTGATCGGCGGTCTCACCGCTGCGACTGTCTCGGCCAGCGGCTCGGGCTTCACCAGTATCCCGACTATCGTCGTCGGTGGTGTCGGCTCGTCCGGCGTCGTCACCGCATCGATGTTCGCGCAAACCGCAACTCTCGCGGCTGCGGGCTCCGGGTATCTGCCTGGCGATCAGTCGACCCTCACCGGAGGGACTGCGTCGCAGGAGGCGATTCTAGAGGTACTGACGACTCAGCTCGTCTCGGCCGCAGTCAACGCTCCGGGCACGGGGTACACGGCGAACGACACCATCACTCTGTCGGGCGGCTCCCCTCTTACTCAGGCGGTCCTCACCGTCGCGACGACGAAGCTTCAGTCTCTCGCGCTGAACGCTCCTGGGATCAATTACGTCGCTACTGACACCTGTACCCTCGTCGGCGGTACTCACGCGACTGCTGCCATCATCACAGTCACGAACATTCAGCTCGTCTCCTCCGCGCTCAACGCCGGTGGCACGTTGTATCTTCCTGGTGATCAGATTACTCTGGCTGGCGGCACTCACTCCGTCGCGGCAGTCGTGCAGGTCGACACCATCAACATCTCGACTGGGGCGATCACAGCTTATCACATCATCAACGGTGGGGTCTACACCGTCGGCTCGACGACCTTTACTCAGGGCTCGACGACCTCGGTCGCTGGTACGGGTGCGACCTTCCAGACTGGCGTCTTCGGCATCAACGCCTTCACCGTCTCGACTCACGGCTCGTACACCGTCAACTCTGCGACCTTCACCACTACGACCGGCTCCGGCACTGGCGCGACCTTCCAGACCGGCGTCTTCGGCGTCAACACCTTCAACATCAC